CCGTGACCTCGGCCTTGAGGTTGAGGGCCAGTGGTGACCCCTGCACGGTGACCCTATTCTCCATGTTGTCAACGGGATTGGTATGCTGTCCACCCAGTCTTATGTTCTCATCCAGAGCCCTCCCGGCCTCCGATAGGTTGAAGGGCACGAAGAGGAGGTTGCCGAACCTGTCGAAGTACGTGACCCTACCATCCTGTCTGGATACGAACTTCATGGCTTGGAGGATCGGTATCTGGTTGAAGTCCTGAGCGAAGAACTTGAGGCTGTGCTTCCTCCTGTCGTTGTTCGTCGACGTCACCTTTCTCGGTAGGGACAGGTTGACTGACGTCAGTGTCCCAGTCAGGGTGCTGCCAAGTTGTATCGCTAGGTCAGTGGTCCTGAGACCGACGTCGATTGGTTGTCCTAGGTACACGTCCTCCCCTGTGTAGCCTATGTCGTTCAACGACAGGCCTTGCATATTGGGTAGGTTCAGGGTGATGCCCTTGTCGCTGGTGTCGAATGAGGACCCCTTGAGCCTCTGGTGCTTGGGTTGGATCGAGTTGTAGAGCAGCATGGACGACTTGGTGGTGGTCGATATCTTCTCGCCTGAGAAGAATGGTGCACCCTCGTAGTTATGGCCGGGGCGGCTTGCGTGTGTTATCTGGACGGTGCTGTTGCCCTCTGTCAACGTGTACCTGTTCGATGACGTCACCGTGTACGTTGCGTTGTTGCGGTTCTCTATGGTGACCTTGTTCTTGCTGTTCGTCTGGGAGGAGAGGAGAGCATGGTGAAGGGCATTGTCCACGAACACGGGCTTCCTTACTTCGTTCATGGTAGTATCTAGGCTGACGTTGAACTGACCAGCGTCGTCGTCAACCAAGGTCATGCCGCATCACCACTGTGGTCGGAGGTGCCGAACGTCACATCACCCTTGTGGCCCTTGGGATGCAGCGTCTGGCTGTATCTTGGCTTGATGGAGAAGTCCTTGCGCCTCACTGGGTCATCGGTCTGGGCTGCCGTCCTCCTCCTTGGTGCGTCGCTCCTGTGATGCTGTAGCGTATTCTCTGAGGTGATGAGCCTGCACACGGTGCTCGTCAATGAGGTGCTGAAGTTCGTCACTGCCACCCCACCCAAGTTAGGGCCGTTCGAGGTTGGCTGCTGCTCGCTCGTGGCGTTGTCTATGTACATGATGGGTATGTAAGGGCCCTTCGTATCTGGTGTTGCCCTGCCATCGGGGACGTTGCTGGTGCCAGTCCTACCTGTCGCCTCGAAGGTGAAGATGCCGTACTTGCCACCTGCCGTGGCTTGGAAGTAATCACCATCGGACTGCTTGACGGCAGTGGTCTTGGGTCTGTACATCTCGACGTGATACCGGTCGAGGACCCTGTTGGGTCGTAGCAGGAACCTCACAGTGGAGTCGGTGTCGTTGTTGCGAACCCCATCGGTGCTGTACGTCGATACGTCCTGATACGGGTTGGTGGTCTTATTCGATCCAGTGAGTGAGTTCACTCCCCATCCGGTGTCGTCGAAGAGTCCAGCGAACGCTCTGGCTTCGAGGATGTAGTCGCCTCCCATTGGACGCATGTTCGATGTGTGACTGAACTTCAGCACGGAGTTCGTGGTGCCATTGGTGTCGTGGAAGATGATGGTGTTGTAGTTGGCATCAACGAGCGTTTGGTTTCCGGGCATGTGAGCGCCTTGCAGCACCGTCCTCTGCCCGACGTTGCGATCCGTGTGGAGGCTGTGTGCCTCGGTGTTGATGATGATGTGAGGCTTCTCCAACTCCTCGAAGTTCTCGGCGTCTATCCCTATCCTCGGGGAGGTCCTCGATATGACGTCCTTGTGGGGCGAGTCTCCCACGACCTGCTCCACCCTGTCGCTCACGACGGCCTCGGGCTTCAGTAGCCCATCCTCGTCTATGCCCAGCCTCGCGCTTATCCCACGCTTGACCTCATCTGCCTGCAGCACGTCGTTGCGGGGGCGTATCAGGCCGTCACCGAACAGGGGCTCCGATGTGTTGTGGCTGAGGACGAGGCCAGTGGTGTGGACGGGAGTAGAGAGGTCAGTGAGCACGTCCTCGTTGAACATGGTTGGGTACCTGACGCCCCTACCGTTGCCCATGTCGCCCACCCTTAGTGCGTGGGTTGGGGCGAAGACGTCGACGAGCACCGTGCCTACGTTGGTGTTGTCCGAGTTCAGGCGCCCACCGAACCTCGGTATCGTGAAGTTGCTGGTGACGCTGACCTCGCCGCTTGAGTTCACGACGTTCTTGAGGTTGAAGATCGGGTTGCCGTTGTTGTAGATCCTCTGGAATGGCGTCCTGCCGTTGGTTCTGTCGTACTCATAGGCATCCCCACAGTCCCACGCAGGGCGAATGCCGAATCCACGCACTGGAGCACGTCTTACGTCCTCTCCACGGGTGTTCCCCCACCAATCCACCAGATAGTACTGCGCGGCCTCTGAGAGCCTCGTAATGGCCTTTCCTTCGGTATCGCCCCACCAGTCCCTCTCGATCTTGTTGCTGTTCCTCAGCGTCCTGACTGGTGATCCGAATGGACGGGTCATCCTCCTGCCGTCGCTGTGCCTCACTTGGAACTCGTACTTGTCCATGCCGAGCATGGCTGAGAAGTTCGTGAGCCTCTCCATCACGCCGACGTAGGTGTTGGGGAAGGTGGAGTTGGATTGGCTGGAGTCTCCACCCGCGTAGGTCCACGTTCTCGTCTCCAGTTGAACGAGTGGACCGGACCTGTACCCAACGGTGGTCGCTGAGATCCCGGTCATCGCGTCCTCGAGGATGGCACGTGTTGGTATCAGCCCCCAACGGGGTCTGTTGCAGGCTTGACGTACAGCGATACGGTAGCCATACGGTAGTCTGTGGGTGCTGGCTGTTGCTAATTGCTCCTTCACGATGCCTGCCGTTCTGGAGTATGAGGCATCTATGGTGCTGTTGTCCTTCCACCGATACAGGTCGTCCGATGCGTATGCCCTTGGTATGATCCAAGACGCAGCGGCCTGCATAAACGCATCAGGGCGGCTTGATTGAGGTCCCCCTCTGGTGCCACAGGGCCAGAACCTGTTGAGCATGATGCTGGTTCCCGCTTGGTTCTGACCGGCTTGGTCGTGGTCCGAGTCAGCAGCCACCACAGAGCCGTCCTTGCCGTCGTCCGGCGTCTTGACACGGAGGTCGAATGGGCCGTGGCTCATCGAATAGACGACATCGTGGTAGTGAATGGTCTGGAAGTGATCGGGCATTATGTTGTACTGGGCTGCGTCAACTGCCCTATCGGTGGTGGTCCCGCCCCATGTCCTGCTTGAATCCGAGTAGAATGTGTATGGCCTGCCTAGATTTGGGTGCCACATGCATAGGAATGCATCTGGTACATGTAATCCAACAGTATCCTTGGTACCTTTCTTCAGTTGTGGAAGTATCTTTGTTATTATACTTCTATTGGTATCTGTGAATACATCCTTGGCAGGTAGGTTGTCATATGCCCTAGTTAGCCTCAACTCCATACCTGCTGATATGGTACCGGTGGTATATACACCAGTGAATGTCTTGGGTTCGTTCACAGTGCCATTCTGCAGCCCACTGCGCCTTGTATAGGTGGCTACCTGCCTTTTCCCGTTGAGATCCGTGTACTCCAGTTTGTGGTTGTAGTATGGTGTTTCTGGGAATAGTGAGGCATCATCAACGGTTATTTCTATATTGGGACTACTACCTGATGTACTTATCACGGTACATGTTGGACTTAGAGATGTATTCTGAAGTATATGTGAGTATATGTCAGGATATATCGATGGATATCCACCAAGTGTAAGTTGGGTACCTATACTACCTAGTGTACTTCTTGAGAACTCGTAGTAATTATATGGGGTATATTGTGATAAGTGTCTGAAACCACTTGAATTACTGTCATCAGGTGCGACACTATGCAATATGCTCCACCAAGGTATGTTCAATGTATATCCCGGTGTCGCCTTGCTCATCATGGGAGTATATGGGAAGGCCCTACGAGTGAATGAGGGACTCTCAGTCAATTCGATGCCAAAAGCGTTGTACAGCGACAATGGTGGTATGTTGGTGAAGTGCTTGCCGAAGTCGGCATCGTGGTCCAGTATGACCTCGTTAATGAACACCTCACATCCCCTGACGTCTGCTTGGGTTGCATCAGATAGATAGAGGACGAGTGCACCTACCCCAGAGACGTATTCTGTGCCAATCACGGTGTTGACCTGCTGTCCAGTTAGTTTCTGTGCTGATGAATAGAGGTGGTATCCCACCAGTTGGGTATTGAACACGTTGGGTTGAATGACGATCTGATAGGACCCAACCTCCTTCGGGTCTGGGAAGTGAGCCTGTAGGGTGTAGTTGTTGGCGGCCTCGAGGACGATGGTGTGCCCTCCTGCCTTGTTTATGATACCTGCATGGCCCCTGCTGCCAAGGACGCCATACCCATCCCACTTGACCTTGGTCTCGAACATCAGCGTGAAGGCACCACCGTGGATGTCGCTTGGGGCCACGGGTGCCGAAACGCCACTGAAGAACAACTCGGGTTCGAGTGGGCTCATGTAGTCGGTGACGTCGGTAGAGATGTCCGAACTGACCGACGTGGTCGTCTTCTCCTTGTCGAAGAGGTCCCTGTCCCTGTATCCCTTCGTAGATGCCCTCTCTGCCAAGTGCCTCTTGAAGATGGACTGGTAGGCTGGGTGTGCCCAGTGACCGGGGAGCATGGGCATGGTGGGTGTCACGTAGTGGTGTCCCATCCTCGGGAAGGGCATCGGGGTGAGTTGGGGCTTGGTGTATCGGGTATGTGCGAGCGTGTTCGAGTTGCCGTCCATGTAGTGGGTGTGGGCCATGTCGGGTGAGGCACCACTCACCTCAGCATGGTCCCTGAGCCTCTGTGCAGCGAAGAAGCGAGCGCTTCCAGCGGGGACGTAGTAGGATGGAACGACGTCCAATGCGGTGTGGGTCTGCGCTGCCATGAACGCAGTGAAGTCCACGTCACCTACTACGCCGGTGAAAGTAGCACCAGATATTCCGGTGTAGGATGCTACGACGCTCTCCTCGGTCGTTGGGTTGAAGATTCGGATGAATCTCCTGTTGTCCTTGACCTCCTTGGTTCCAAAGGATGCGTCGTAGACCGTGGTGTTGATTGTCGCGTCCATCGTGAGGACACTGGTGGTGGAGTTCCAAGAGGAGACGTTGAGCGCTTGGTTCACGACGCCGTTGGCGTGGGTATAGACAGTGGGATG